CAAAATATGAATGTTAATAATGGAATGACAGGTAAGCTACAGTTTGGAAACTTAGTTTGTAGTCAACCAACTATGGCAATAACACCTTTCTATACAGGAAATGATGCCCAGGGGGAAGATACTTATAGTATTAACGAAGGATGGGGAGCGCAGATAAGTTGGATGATACCACTTGGATCTAATAACGAAACGTGTTCTGAGTTAGCAAAAGTAAAGCTAAAGTTAGCCATAGAAGAACTAGACAAACAAGTGCATGATAAGCAATTAGTGAGAGTTTTAAAGTGTTCACAACTCCACGCAGCTGGCTATATGATAAATCCTGTTTCTAAATACGCATACATCTGTAACGATGTCATTAATATACGAAGTTATGTTAAAGCTAATTCCGAAAAATTTAAGTAGCTAGTTTAGACGCCACACGTACAGGTATGTGAACTCTAGCTACCTTTATTATTATCCATCTTTTCTTTAACATTTGCGACTTCTTTTTTAAGAACTTTCTTAAATATTTTTGTCATAAGTTTCTTTAGTTGATTAACAACGCTTTGCAGAATTATTGATCCTGTAACGGCTGCTGTGGCACTTACACCAGATGCTATGACACTTGATGCAATTACTTCTGGAGCAGGAATAGGAAATTCTCCAAATAAAGGTATATTAAATGTAGCTACAGTTTCAGATGGTAAAGTTTCTTTGGTTTCTAGCAAGTTGTTCGGTACTTGCGGTTGTCCTCCTGGTATTACTTCCTCCGTTGAAGATGATTTTTCTTCTTCAGCAGAAGATCCCTGATCTTCCCCAAGTCCCGACTGTACCTGTTCCAGAGAAGGTAGAAGGATTGGATCTAAATAAGGGATCTCTGCCACAGGTGGATAGAAAATTGTTCTAGGTGGAACGAGGATAAAATCTGTATCTGGTAAATCAGGCAGATTTATTTCCATCTATTTTTTCTTTTTCTTTTTCTTTTTCGCTAAGAGTTTAAAATCTTTGCGTGTTATTTTACCATCCCTGTTGGCATCTATTTTTCTTTGATTACCTTTAAGAGGCATAACTATGTACCTCTTTCTACAGTAACTGCGTCTATTTCTGGAGCAGGATCTACAGAAGCTGGTGCAACTTCTGGTGCAGGGCAAGTTTCAGCTGCTACATTTGCAGCTATTTCTGCTTCTCCTGCTTGTCTGTCAGCGATAACAGCAGTAATTTTGTCAAATTCTTGCTTTAATTTATCTTGCTCTATTTGTTGAGCATTAAACTTTTCAGCAATTTCTTTTTGCTTTTCAAGTAATTCTTGTGTTGTTGGTCTAGCCATAATAATTAAGTGGTAGGTTTGCCTGTTGTAAGTTTAGCAGCCTTATCAACTATTGACAAAAACTAAGCAGCTTCTAATGCTGCAACCTTAGTTGTTAACTCTTTAACAGCTTCTACTAACACACCTATCAATCCATTATATTGAACTGTTTTGTAGTCTGAGCCTGTTTCTGTACTTACTAACTCTGGAAATACTTTTTCAACATCTTGAGCAATAATACCAGCAGAAGCTATTGTTATATCTTTTGCTTCACCAACTTTCATGTCAAATGTATATCCATTTAGTTCTTTTAATTTATCAAGTGTATTAGTAAAACGAACTAAATTTGATTTAAGAGTAAGATCAGAAGCTGTACTAAAACTTGAAGCATATATAGTGTTTTGAAAAGATACTGTTAGGTCGGAGTTTATTTGCTGTGCAAGAGTACCTCCGTTTACACTAAATCTTAATTGATCGTGTAAATGACGATAAATTATTGTTCCTCGATATGTCGCATTACCTGATGTACCATCTGCAAAATGAATACCACAGTTACTTGATGTGTTAGTAGTATGCAAAGTCATACCCATTGCACCATCACCTGTTACAACAAATTCATTAGCACTTGAGTTTGCGGTAGTTAAAGGACTACTTGTATTTTCAATTCTAACTCCAGTACCTGTGGTAATAAACTTTTTCTCGTTGTTATGGTATATCTCCACTGCTCCGTCACCATAACATCTAACATGAGGTTCATTATCTTTACTTCTAAGTTCAATTACTTTTTCGTTAACTGAACCTCCTGTAATGTATATATTTCTAGTTGCTCCACCAGATGCTTCACCATCTATGTGAAAGTCTGTGCCGTTATGAAATATCTCACCGTCATTTCCAGTTCCAAATCTAGCTTTTACACCATCGTTAAAATCAACACCTGTTGCTCCACCTACAGAACTAATACCAGTTAAATTAGATCCGTCAATCGCTGGTAATGCACCAGTTAACTTTGATGCTGTAAGAGTTGATATGCGAGCATCTGCAACAGTTCCTGTAAGTTGACCCGCTGGTAAGCTAGTTAGATTTGCTCCACTACCATAAAAATAATCAGCGTGAATATTGCTCCACTTTTTAGAAGAACTACCAAGATCATGTGCTTGAGTAGTTGCTGGTATTACGTCACCTGTTAAAGTTAAACCTGTTTGTGTTGTTAACAGCCTTTGTACCATACTGGTACTTTGACCATAGTTTGCTGTTACATAATTTAGTGCTACAAAACCATGTTGACTTGCACCAGAAGCAGAACATTGGAAGCTTGCTACTTCATGGTTAGCCGTATCAGAAGTACCAATAACTACTCTTTTTCCTACAGTACTAAGCCAAATATCTGCACCAGTAGTCATATTAAGATGTGCAGAATATTGTATAATGTGTCCGTTATTATGATTTGTAGCTTGTAATTTAGTTTGTAATGTTAAGAATCCAATTTCAAGTTTTACGTTTCTTCCTAACTTAAATTTATTTAAACTTTTATCATATATAGTCCTATCGTCATCAGTTACAGAACCGCTACTGTCAGTATCAGTTCCTTCAATAATAAGATCGCCAGCAGACCTGTTACTAGCATCAGCACCAACGTGTTCAGTAAGGGTTGTAAACTGTGAAATATTTTCAAACGTAGGATCTGCTCCATTGTTGGCTCTTAAGAATTTACCATCATTAGATGATGTACCATGCAATAACTTAGCTAATGTAATAGCTTCGTCTTTTATTCCAGGTGTAGATACTTTAGTTAATGCCATAGTTTACGCACCCTCCAATGCTGCTACTTTGGTTTCTAATGTTTCTATTCTAACTTGCGCTTCCTGTAATGCTTTAATAGCTTTCATGTAAAGTATCGAATACTTTAAATATTTTGTTTGACCAGTAACTTTACCTTCACCAGTATCTTTATCTGTTTCAAGATCATTATTAGTTTTAACTAAACCAGCCGATACAATTTCTGCTTCTTGTGCAACAAGACCAAGCATCTTTACTTTATTAGGATCATCTTTAAAATTAAAGTTTCTTACTTTCAATGCTTTTATATCATCCCATTGAGATTTAGCATCTACAATATTTTCTTTTAATTTAATATCAGATAATGAACCATAACTGTTATTAGTATTATCTATATCTCCATCTCTTTCTATTCTTAATTTTAAATTACTGCCATCATAACATCTCATGTGATATGAAGCACCACCAGAACTGGTTTCAGTTATCTTACTATGAAATGTAGTTCCAATAGTATATGCACCAACTTGTTTTTGTAAGTGACCACGATAAACATACGTTTCTGAATAGCTACCATAAACATCTGCATAAATTCCACCAGTATCTTTATCATTCTGTTGTTTACCTTTAACATAGATTCCATATTGCTGTGCGTTATTACTACTAGCTGTAGCATCAACTCTTATACAGGAATTAATATCGGTAGACCCTCCTCCCATACTTGTACCCCTAATAAGCAAACCAGTTTCTCCACCATCTGGTAAGGCTTTAATAGTTACTGCACTAGGAATAGTCGAACCACCAAAAATTGCATTACTGAAATATGATGGTTGGTTATTGTTAGCTCTTCCAAGATTACCAACAAAATATGCAGTACCAGTAGTTCCTGCAATTCGCATTGAAGGTTGGGAGTTTTGACTGTCGTTCTTTGTCTCAAAATCTAAATAAGCATTATCAGTACTACTTTCTCTTCTACATATAATTTGACCCATAACAGTGCCACTAGAGTTTAGAAAACGTAACTCTGTGTAGATATTGTCATTACCACTTGCAGCAGAAAGACGCTTGAAAGTAAATGTAGGATCAACTCCGTTAACGTGTACAAACTCTAATCCTTCTTCAGCAGTTAAACTGTCGCTTGTTCCTGTGCAAGTTATAAGTCTATTGTTTGCCTGGCTAGCTACAGATACTCCCGATAACCCTGTAAGGTTAGATCCATCTATAGCTGGCAATGTTCCAGTAATATTTGCAGCAGGAATATTAGTTAAATTAGCTGCGCTAGCAGCTGGTAAGGTTGCAGGAAATCTAGCATCAGGAACAGTACCAGAAGTTAAATTAGATGCACTTAACGAAGTTAAATCAACAGTACCCCAAGACGTAGTTCCGTTTCCATCAGTTTTCAAAAACTGTCCATTACTACCACCGCTTATAGGAAAAGTAAAATCATAACTTGATTGTCCTGTTTGATCTGCTGGTGCTTTAAGTTTTACATACTGTGTGTTCCTACCAAGTTGCAATCCAGAGCCATCTAAAATAGATGTATATGTTCCAGCTTGCGTAGAACCACATCTTAAAGTTATATTTGCTTGTGCTGCTGGTTGAATAACAGGATCATTATTACTAGAATCTCTACCTAAATAAAGATCGTGAACTCTTAATTGATCGCTAATAAGACCTACTTCAGTAGTAAAGCTAGTATTTCCATTTTGATCGCTAATTAAAAAACCTTCTCCTGCTGGCAATGCACTTGGAAGTGTAAGAGTATAGTTTTGATTTGCACTATGCGGTGGGGATTTTATTTTTACACCATGACTATTCTGACTACAGTTAAGTTGTAAATATCCGTCAGAAGTACCATCACCTTTTACTTCTAGTCCAGGAGCAGAAGATGTAGATACAAGATTTAATTTAGTTCTTGTTACCGCACCGCTTCCTAGTTTAGCTTCAATAACTGATCCGTTTTGAAGGATAGCACTTGTTACTGTGTTGTTGCTTGGAGTACCAATATTTACTGTAGATCCTATTACAACTGCAAAATATTCTGATCCACTAGCAGGAGCCGCAGCCAGCTTGACTGTACTGCCGTCTAAAGCAAATCCTTCTGAAGGAGTAGATGTACCGCTATTAGGCTTTTGTATGACACCATTAATACTTAAAAGTATCTGTTGTGCATTTGTAGGTGCATTTGTAATTGTAAAATTTTGAGTGCTGTTATCAAATGCAGGGCTAAGTGTAGATATAAAAAAGTTACCAATACTTTGTGCTTCCTCCCAAGCACTATTAGTTCCGTTATAAACTAATAACTTACCTGTACTTGTATTGAAAAATAAGTCTCCTGAATCATTGTTAGTATCAGGGTTTGTAGAGCCTATTCTATATCTTTCATTAAAATCATTTATATCTCCACTAAGGCTAACAAGGTCACTTTCTGAAAGCGTAGCTTTATGGTAGTTATAAATTTGTCCGCTACCTGTAGAAGTAACAATAAACCTTATGCCAGAAGCTATTGTTGAGCTATGGAAATTAGAAGGTATATTGTTTATCGTGACAGTAGTTCCGTTTAATGTTCTAGCTGTCGTACTTACTCCACTACCATTAACGACTATTCCTGCTGCGTCAGCAATACTTATAGATACGCCATTGGGTGCTTGTGTATTAGGAAATGATAATTCATTAGCTATAGATTCAAAACCACCAATATCATCTAACTGACTACTTACATAATCTACAACAGCACCAGAGGTAGGAAACTTTGTATCATCATCAGTTATAGTAGTCTGTTTTGCCATACCATCTAACTGGTTTAAATCGGCAATATCAGACGTAAGGGCTGTGCTGTCAGCTAATTTAGAAGCTGTACCTGATTGCATCCCTGCCAAAGTTACTAACTCTGCGTTTGCTAATTTATTATTGGTAACTGAGCTATTTACTATTTCACTGCTACCAACTGAGTTTGCTGCAAGATGACTAGCGTCTAAAGGGCTACCAGCTATAAGTGTTTTTATTTCTGATACTGTTTGATCGTCTTTTGCGTTTGCTTCAATAGCATTTAACTTTGCAAGCAAAGCGTCAGTAAAAGCATTTGTATTACTTTCCGCTTCATATAAAGTTTTTATTTCTGCTCCTGTTTGATCGTCTTTAGCTGACGTTTCAATCGTATCTAATTTCGTACCATCAGCAGATACATCTCTTCCATCAACAGTTCCAGTTGTAGCAATATTTTGGCTGCCAAAATCAGGAGATATTTTAGTACCAGCTATAGCTGCGCTTGCGTTTACGTCAGCATTAACAATAGTTCCGTCTGCAATTTGTGTTGACGTAATACTGCCACTTCTTTCTAAGTACGCTTTAGTTACTGCATCCTGGGCATTTACTGGATCTAAGACATTAGTTAATCTTTGGTTACTAAGTGTAGGTAAACCTGTAGTTGGATCTATAGATACACCTTGCTTAAGTGCGTCATCTAACTCCTGGTCTATAAATAAACTTTGTTTCTCTGCTGTATCTAAATCAGCTGCTGTAAGTGTCGAACCATCTTCAAAATTAACTAATGGTGTAGATAATGATGATATTCTTTTTATTTCTACTCTGGTATTATCTGCCGATAAGCCTGTGTTAAGACTTATCTTTTTTGGTGTTGTATTAGTTATTACTTGAAATTCGTTACTTCCTGTTCCTTGATTTATTTCTACAAAGTTAACAAATACTTTTATATGTTCTTCTTTGATGTAGTCAAAGGTAAAAGTAAACTCTTGATCTCCAGCTGAGTTGCTAGTTATTATGCGTTGTGCGAAAGCCATTAGTTAAGTTGAGCTAGGAACTGGTTAGAATCATTGCGACTTTGTTTGTCGTTCATACTATTTAGTCTATCTCTTGTGTATTGTTTATCAATGATCTTTTGATCTCTTTCTTCTATAAGGCTGTTTATATCTGGCCTTTCTTCTAAAAATTTAATTTTTGCTTTTTCTTTAAACTCAGCAACGACATTTTTAATCATCGTCATTCTGGGGTTTTCAACATCGCTGCTAACATCATACGGCAGAGAGGCATAAACTGGATCTATTGTGACTAATGCTGTAAGTTCTTCCCATAAAGTATTACCAGCTTCGTTTTTAATTTCTTTTGTACCTATAGTTATCAGTCTATTTAATTCTTCCCTGTTAAGAACTTTGCCTGGCAAATTAAAAATATTATCATTCCAGGGCTTGTAGTTAGAGCCTTTACCATATAGTTTGCTTAGTTCTACATCGACAGGATGTGTAGATTTTGTACGACTAGGAAATGCAGAAGTAGGTGTAAGCATCTTGTAAAAGAACTTTAGCCAAGGCATATCTTCTGGTATTGCACCTGTACCAGCGTAATCTCTGTCGTCTATAGGATCTCCTGAGTAGTTATGTAATACAGGTGGCAGCCCTTCTCTTCCTCCAGGAATTTGTAATTGTATTCTTTGTGCGGTATTTGATACAACATTAAATGGAAAAGGTAGTTCACTAGCTACAATATCTCTTCTTGCTTCTCCTATATTAATTTTTCTAATAGCAGCTGGTACTAGCAATGATGATAGTTTTCTTTCTATGTATCTACTAAATGCACCAGTTTTACCTTTCTTCATTCTTCTTGCAGCATCTTCATCAAATCCAGCTACAACGTCAAAGAGTTCAGTAATACTTGATAGTATCTGTTTGCTAAATTGACCCATACCTAATGCTCTTGCAACGTGTGCAATCTTCATTGCAACTATAGAGCTTTCTACTTCTTTTTCTTCTTCTGTAAGGCTGTTGCCAACTTCTACATATTCACCTATTGCACCAAAAATATTGCTTAATGTATCAAAGGTTTGTAGTGAGTACCAGGGTGTCCATTCTTCGCTATCACTAAATGGATTCTTAAATCTTATACTCATAGGTTCTCTACCTCTTTCTACACTTTCTGGTCCAACTTCTCTGTTCCTATAGTTAGTAGACCTAAAGCCAGTAAACTCAACCAATCCTGTAGATAGCAATGCTATACCACCAGCTAGTGTTGTAGTGCCTAATGCCATTTCTCCTATAGCTCTATCTCTTGTAAATAAATCCTCTGAAGTTATATCTCTCCAAAATGTATCTACAAATGGCGCAGTAATAGGAAATGCTCTTGCACTTGCTTTAATAATATTTATTGGTCCTCTAGGTAGTGGATATATAAGACCAAATGCAGGATAGTTTTCTACTACGTTTCCTAATGCTTTTGGTACAAGTCCTACAGCTTGCGATGCTTTTGCCATGCCACCAGCTACACCACCCTGGTTAAATATATTGCTACCTTCATTTACATATTTATTTGCAAAGTTATGTACATCTAATGGATCTGTAATACCACTTTCTCTAGCTTTTCTTACGCCATAGTCGTATGTTCTTGGTGCTGGTACAACATCTAGTGAGTCAGTAAAGTTAACCCAATCCATAATATATCTAGCATTTTGTCCAGTTAATGCACCATTTTCTATTTTCTTACCATTAGCAAGTGTTACATCTACCATCTCTGCCTTAACTAACTCAACAGCCCTATCACTTGCATAATTAAATGCTTCATCAGATCCAGGGCGCATACCTAATACTGTCTCTGCATGATATAACTCCTGGTCTAAGAATCTGACATATTCCATACTTGGTCCAACTAATGAACTCATAAATGTATCTACACCACCAGCTAAACGACCTGTAGCTTTAGGTACAGCACTTAAAACTCTTAATGCAGCATTAGCAAAAAAGTTTTTATTGTTTGGATCTGCGTGCCATATATCACTTTTCTTGCTTACCTGTACTTCATCGCTTCCCAGGCTAAGTTGGTCAGTAGGATTAAATCTGCTATTAGTTCTTAACTGCATCTGATCTACACCTAAGTTACCAAAAGTTTCGTTTTCCATTAATGTTGCGCCCATTAAACGGAAAGCGTTACCTAAGTTTTGGTAATACTGTCCATATATCATTGCTCCTAATCTTGCTCTTCTAAAACTCTTATATGCCTCTGCTTTATTTCCTGTTATAGATTGACCTACGCCTCTGGTAAAGCCTCCCATAGTTTGTATGACAGGCAATGTAGCTGCTCTATATAAACCACCTATCATCATTTTCCATGTAGTTTCTCCTGACAGTAATATTGCTCCTCGATAGAAGTTAAGTAACCTTCTTTGTGTCAGTCCACCTTTAGGAGTTTGTTCTATTAAATCGGATATGTGCTTGTTGAATCCTCTATTTTTTTGCGAATAGTTAGAGATAGCTACCATGACATCTCCAAGTTCTATTGCTTCCTGCGTTAGCTCTCCGCTTTCTATAGCATCTAGTAACTTCGGATCTAACTTATCGTTTAACAAATCCTCTGATTTTGCAATAGCTTGCTCTAATAAAGTTCTTTTTGGTGCTTCTGGAGTTGCGCTAGGAGGTACGCTTGCGTCAGATCCTACTATTCTGTTAGCAGAATTATTGTCAAAGATAGCTATTTCGTCAGCTGGTGCATTAGGGCGACCAGTATCTCTAGGTTCGTACCTTATTCCTGCGTAACCTCTATCTGCTAAGTACGCTTTTATACCTTCTATTTGTGCAGGATTTAACTCTAATCCGTTCTTAGTTTTCTTTACCTTGCCTAATCCTAAGTCAGTTACTAGATCAGTTAACCTTTTATTCATTGCAGATAGGTCTAATATTTTTATGTCGTTAATTAAATCGCCATATATTTCTGCGTTATCGTAACCATCCATTACTTTTATACTGTTTTCGTCAGTAGTAAAGTAAACAGCTTGACCCATAGCACCTGTCTCCTGGGTAACGTCAAAGCCATCTTGTAATACTTTTGCACCAGCTTCGTTAGATGTACCTTTTCTAAGAGTTACTTCGCTAGGTAAATCAGATAAATCTACATCATCTGCCCTAAACATTAGCTTACCCATACTTAATCTTTGACCTGTCTTTCTCATTACACTCATATACGCAACATCTAGTTTTAGTTGCTCTCCTAGCATTGCTTTTAATCTTTGCAATTCAACACCTTTCTCCGACTCAGGAGCAGATAAGTATGCCTGGCTTTGTATTCCTGTCTTGTTTCTTACAATATCTGTTTGCAGTTGCAATGTAGCTATAGCAATTAAATCATCTGCTGATCTTGGATCTCCTTTTAATGCTCTTTCTACGCTTGATATTATTGCATCTGAATCTCCACCATCCATTCTTAACTTATCTACAGCTTGATTAAACAACATAGCTTTATCAAGATTTGCTATGCCTGTAGCTTCTGCTCTGTCAAATGTAAGGTTATATATTAAATCGTTAAATGCTTTGTAAGACGCAGCTAATTGTTCGCTAGGTGTCTCTACATATTGTGTTTTACCGCTGCGACTAATTAACCTTCTAGGTTCATCTGCTGCCTGATTTTTAAGAGCTTCTTCTATGCTCATATCTCCGTTATTTATTGCTTCTATATTTTTCTTTATTTCGTTAGCAAGTTTATCTGCATCTGGAGGATCAATAGCAAGTTGTGTGGCTGGTGCAATAAGGTCACTTGCTACAGCCTGTTCTGCTGTCTCTCCACGCATTGATCTTTCAAATACATCATCCCAAGTTTGATAGCCTCTACCTTTTAAGAAGTTACCTGTGCGTTCAATAATCTGTGCAATTTTCTTGAATGGTTCTGCCCAAGTTGCCTTTGGATAATCAGTATTACGCATATACCAATCACTAAATGCTATAGCTTCTACCTCCTGTCTACCTAATGTGCCATCAAGGATGCTGTCTCTAAACTCTGGCATAGTCTTAGCAGCTAACTCTCTTATCTCCTTTTCTCCTGCTATAAGAGCTTTTTGATCTGCTTTGCTTAATAATCGTTTTTGTATTCTATGGAATGATTCGTGGAAAGCAGTTCTTAGTAACTTACCAAAACCTCTATATCCACCTTTACTAAACATAGAAATCATTATTAAATCATCTGCTGGATTTGTACCAGCAATAAATTCTCCAGCTGCGCTATATGTATCGCCTTCTGTTAAGCCGTAGTCAGCTGCCTGTTTAGCAGTAAGCGTGCCTTCTAGTT